CCAGCTAAGTGGCCTGATTGAGTATTCTCGGTTATATGCTCAAATACTGCAACTTCTATAGCATGAGGTAATCCAAAATTACTTAGTTGAATGTCTATATATTGAAGAAACAGTGATCGTAAAGTTGCTTGTGGAACGTCTTTTAAAGTAAAGTCAGTTTTACTATTAGCTACTAGATTTTTATAGTAGTCCGTAGTATTTATAAAACTAACAAAGTGTTCTAAGTCAATAGTCTTTAAAAATCTATTTGTAGCTGACTTTAAGGTATCGTTTTCTATATCTTTACTTAAGCTAAGTATTAGTTTATTTAAAGATCCTTCAGTAATTACGGAAGAAGCACCTAACTTGGCAGCTTCATACTTCTTACGAAACTTTTCAGAGTCTACTAATTTAGTATAATCGTCTCTTAAACTTCTTGTTTTTATCTGATTAAATTTACTAAATATTCTATCTCTGAGAGTTTGACTGAATTCCGCTACTGACATATTAATTTACCGTTAGTGCGTATTGATCAAAAATACGCTGGATTGACGCTGGTAGTTTACTGTTTAATATATACTCTATTTGTCCACCTGAACCGCCCGGGGCTGAACTAGAGTGTACTGTTCCTTCATTTTGCATATAATATTTAATAAACTCTAATACTCCTAGCTTTAATCCTTCTGGGCATCCGTCGTTTCCGGCTGTATATGTTACTCTATATCCTGCTGGTCTAAGCTGGAATACTGAATTATATACACATTTAACTACTTGTTCTTTTTGTACATAGATCCAGTCTATGTATTGAACCATGTCTGTAAACGTTTTGCCATAGTCAGTTGAGTATTGCACAGCAGAAATTGCTGCTACTGGCCCACTAGAGGGCACTAATACTGCGTTGCCTCCATCAAATACTTCTGTAACGCTTTCTTGAGAATCCACTAGAGGGTTTCTACAAAATATTCTTACAGCATCAGATATTTTTGGAATTAAGAAGTCAATTAAAGTATCTTGGGTAGTACTAGATATACCTGCATAAGTTTTATATTCTGCTTTGGTTACTAGATTGGCCATACTGTTTCCTTTTGTCTTTTACATATCCTGACTAGCAGGACATGTAAAAGACAGGACCGAAGTCCTGTCTTACTTACTTAACTAATTAAGCTGTCCAACGAAGGGCTTTAACACCCTGGCTAGCTGTAATTTGTGTCATGCCAACACGCATAGAAGCAACCATTACACGAGCTTGTTCAGCTGCTAACTCTTGTGTATCAATGCGTAGACCGCGTTGTGATCCAACTAAGAAGTTAGGAATATAAACTGCAAGGGCAGCAATATTTGTTAGGCCAGTGATCGCACCAGTTGCTTTAGCTGCTAGTTCACCTGTACAGATAACTGGAGAACCACCAATCATACCAATTTGACCAGTGATGATGGTCGCTAGAGGACCAACTTTTTCCATAGTCATGAAGTTAGTATCTTCTAATAGATCGTAGTATGTATCGTTATTAACGATGTAGGCTACGTCAGCTGGATCAATACCGTAGTTACCTAGTTGTGCACGTAGACCACGTAGTTTAGCAATGCTTACAGCACCGTTAGCTACTGTTTGTAGTAGAGCTGCGTTAGTACCAGAAGTACCAGCACGAGAAGCTAAACCACTGATAGGTACTGTGGAACCGTCACCTGTTAGTAATGCACCATCAATTGCTTTAGCGCAACGACGAACCATAGCATCACGAATCATAGGTAGAAGAATTAGTAAAGAATCTTCTTCTTCTTCATATCCAACATACTCTTTAGTTGCTACTTTATAAGCATTTAGAGTAACTTCAGCTAGCTTGTGTGCTACTGCTGAACCGCCAGAACCTGTTTCTAGGGCTGTTCCACCGCTGAATGTTGTAACCCAGCTTGCAGATCCTACTTCAGGATTTACTGGAATACTTAATACATTGGTCTTCATTGGAATTTGACGGAACAAAGGAGCAACAACTAGTCTACGACGTAGTGCTTCTTCCATTGTTAACTGTACTTCTAATTCCCAAGGTGTAGCACCTGGAACGTGAGCTGTGCTAGATTTTTCTAGTAGTGTACGGCCAAACTTAGTTTGGTCAATAGACTTGCCCATGATAGTGGCTAGCATAACTGCTTGCTCTTTTTCTTGGTAAGTAACACCGTCAGTAGCTGACTTGTCAGAGAAAGCCATTTTTGACTTTTGGATAGCCGCAATTTCAGCAGACTTTTCAGCTAGAGCTGATTGTAGGCTATCTAAAACTTGCTTAGTTGTTTGTGACTGCTCTTCGAAGCGTTTTTCAACTTCAGCTAATAGGCGCTCTGCACCTGTTTCGCCAGATTGAACTGCTGCTGCTGGAGTAGCGGCTTCTACAGCTGCTTTAACGCGAGCGTTAATACGTGCTTCTAGGGAAGCCTCTTCAGCTGCTTTTGTACGCTCAGTTTCGGCTTGAGCGGATGCTGCATCTTGCATTGCTTTAGTTGTTTGTTCAACTGCGGCTCTTGCTGCGTCTGCAACCATTTGTTTAATTTCTTCTGGATTCATTTTCCATTCCTTTTGTGATGTGCCGTTTGCTTCCGTTGAGGATTCTAGCCCTTTAGCTGATTCGCTTTTGGGTGCAAACTGCGATTTAAATTGATTATACTCATCAGCATCGTTAAATGCCTTAGACAAACTAAATAGAGTATTTTGATTAGCAGGTACTGAAACTACGGAAATTTCCACTAGTTCTAGTTTCTTGATAACAAATAACTCGGTTGCAGCATTATATTCAGCATCAAGTACTCTGAATCCAACGCTAAATGCGGTTAAAACCCCATCTTTTACTAAATTATAGATTTCAGCTGCCGCTGAAATTCTAGCTTTAATCCATAAACCACTGCTGTCAATCCTATGTTGTACCATACGACCAACAGGATCGTCATGATCGTGTTGTGCTAATATGATAGGATTTCTGAGGTAATTTTTAAGTCCTGCTTCCCAAACGCTGGCAGGAACTATATCCCCTTGTCTATCTACGTCTACGGTACTTGCATACCCTTCGATATAAATAGAATCCCCTGGTTCATTGCTTGCAGGAGCAGCTTTAGTAAAAGTACTATTTACATATAATACTTTATTTTTATCCATATGACTCCTTATTATTCGCCCACACTGTCTTTAGTGGGGGCCCCACCTTGCGAAGGATCGACCGCAGAACCCGCTATATTAGCTGGAATTCTAATTTCGTCCATACCTTTTGCAATCTTTGCGTAGCGTAATTCTTCACGGGCCTCATTAGGTGTCAGTATTCCTGCATTAACTAATGTAGAGTGATAGGTTGCTATGTCTTTTAATTCTGGCTGTAAACTGCTAACATTAGACGTTATTGCATCTATATCGTAGCCGAAATATCTTTCTAGGGCAGAAGTGTACCTACGTATTGCAGGCATAACTGTTTCTAAGTAAAATAATCTTAAGTTGGGCGATATATTTGCGTTATTTCCACCGTCTAAAAGAATAGGAGGGACTCCAATTGCTTTTAAGATCTTTGAGTCATGGGACTTGATAGAGTTATCAAAGTCCATTTCCTGGAAACTAGTATTTAATAGATTAGAAGGTTTTAGTCCACTATCCAGAATCATAGGACGTCTAGCCCCATTTTTTGGATTATATTTTGCAATCCAGTTTTGAATAGTTTTCTCTTTTGCTTGTGCACTAAGTGTGTTATCACTTGTTAGCACTATTCCAGGTATAGCCCCATTTTCAAAAAAGGAGTCTTGGAAATTTTGCATCTTATACATAATCTGCATAGATCGTGAAGCAGATTCAAGTCTACTAGCTCCACGATATATAGACTCGCTGTTTAAGTCTTTTATATGTATAATTTCTGTTGGTTTAAAAACTATACTGTTATTATAAGTATAGCTTTTTATAAATGTTTTTTCGTCAGGCTGTATCTGCACATTAGTGGCGGGTAAGTGATAGAGGTGTGCCCCATCATAGTATATGAATATATTACCATCAAGAATTAAATCTGAAAATATACTTGTTCTAAATTCTTGTGCTGACTGAAAAGGATTAGGGTTATAATTTAATAAATTTAGTAATGTTTTTTGTCTTATGCCTGACATTACGTCAGAGCTTAGCTTATTCTTTACATCGTAATCTAAACTAGCGCAAGCACTAACCAACATGTTAGTACCTCTATTAACTGATTCTAATTTTTGAAAGGCAACTCTATAGCTGAAAGCAGCTGCTGAGCCGATGTTTACGCCTTGTTCTCTGCGAATTATCTCTTGTGCGGGGTTTAGTTTTT